TTGTTTAGTTGGAGGTAAACCCTCGACACCTCCGACGACACAATAAGAGTTCGAGGAAAGAATAGAGAGAAAAACATGAATAAGACACTTTTAGCGTCAGAAATACCGACGGAGAGCACAAGTTCTCCGATAGAGAAACTAAACATCCTAAGAGGAGGATATAACATGAAATACGAGTTAATTAACGAAAATACGACGAAACTTATTGACGAGTGCCAATTTGGTTGTGCATTGGAGATAAGCGAGAACATCGAGGAGAAAGCGAGAATACTTCAAGCAATGCTCGTCGATAACTTAGAGGGAACGATTAATGCCTTAGTCGAGGCTTATGAGAAGCCTTGGGATTATAGCCGAGAGGTTGTGGTTGATTTAGTATCGACAATCAAGGAGATTAACACTTTCGACTTTGTCGTCGATGAGAGTGATTTCTCCGATGTTTTCCGAGCAAATGAGACTTTGAACGAGGTTTTTATCGTCGAGAAAACTGAGGACAAATATGAGTTTGTCGATGAGAACTTAGGGGAGGACTTTGTTTAACCCGACGGCTTAACCGAGACAACGAGGCTTTGAGCACTTTGTATCGACAAGTGCCGAGAATTCGAGGGAAACCTCCGTCGAATACCCGACGGCTATTTCTCAGGGCTCAAATTCTGAGCACCGAGATAAGTGCACCCTTTATTGAGGGGAAAGTGAGGACTTACTGAGGAAAATTCGGCAAAAGCACGGCAAACTCCGTTCGCACGGGGAAGTGGGAACTTCCCTCCCTTTAAAAAGGACTACGGAGCAAAATTAACGAAAATTCAACTAAACTATGAGGAGTTTAACATGAACAAACAAGAAACAATGAGATTAATTGACAACGATATTAAAAGAATAGAGAGAGAAATTCTCCCTGAGGACAAATGGCTCTTACTCGACAAGAAAGAGTTAATTAGTTATTTTGAGGACTTTATTTGGGAAAATAAGAACTTCTATCAGGGAATAACTGAAAAGAAAGAGTTTGGAGAATTTCCTAAGGACTTTCAGAATAGAGTTAAAGAGATTTTGGAAGTTTTAGAGGATGAACTAAGCACTATCGATTTCTACTTCGACGATGCCGAAGCATTTTTAGTGCAGAATTTTTGGATATTAGTCGGAGATTTCATCTCCGAGGGCAAAGTTAAGGAGTATGTCTCTCTTGTAAGAGAGAAATGTGCTTTTTTCCTCGATGAAAATGATGAGGATTGTTTAAGTTTTATTAAAACTTTGGAGAACTTAGAGGAATTTGAGGGCTCAAAATAGTTGCTACCATCAAAGATGGGAGCAAAAGTTAAAAAGGCTCAGTAGTAGTGCTCATGTTTAATCATATCTCTTTACTTTGTTTTTAGAGATATGATAAACATGAAAACACTTAAAGCCGAGCAAAATCAACCATTTATGGAGGACAAATAGCATGAGTAAAAAGTATTCTTACAATAGTTTCGCCGACTTTGGAAAGGCATATAAACGAGGAGAATTGGGTAAAGACTTCTCGAAAACTCTTGCCGACAACAAGAGAAAACAAGAAAGTAAAAAGATTGTTAATAAGATGTCGGCTATTAGCCAAAATACTAACGACATTTTAAAATTCATGGGGAGGAGATAATATGCCGAGAGAGATATTAGAATATATATTGGGCTTTGAAAACAAAGTTTTCAACGAGAAAACTCGAATTGAGGACTTTGAGGGTTTCTCCAAATGGATTTGGAGAACATACTACATTGACGATTTAGGAAATAAACAAACTTTGTTTGTTTGGGAGGAGAAATAATGCCACAATTTAGCGAACTAATAGAATTTCTGATAATGTCGAATTTACTTATCATAGATGAGGAGGACACTTGTTCCAAGTGTTTCTATACGACTGAACAAATTTGGTTTCTTTTCATCATAGATGAAATATCAAGGTATTACACTACAAATGGAAATGGAGAATTTGCAATTTTGCCAAAGCCAAAATTTACTGCATGGCAGTATGTTTACCTGTTTGATTGGGATGAAAACATTGATTGGGAAATTGGGTTATATTCCAAGGGGAATATATGGGGAGTAGTATAAACATTAACAACGAGGAGTTAAAATGAAAAACACACAAGAAATCGCAGACAATTTTCAAAGAAAATTTGAGAAAGAGGACTACCTCTCTTTCATGTTGGATGAGTTCATCCAATATTTAAAGGAGGCAAAAGAAGACGGACAAGACATCGAGGATGTCTTGAATAAATGGAGGTTAGATACCGACGAATATCTACCTTTCAATAATTATTCGTTCCGAAAATTATGTTGGATTTTCATCAATGCTTTTGCATGGTGTCTGAAAGACACGGATTTCTCCGACATAGAGAATTACGAGGATATGGAGATGTATGTAAAGATTATTCAGGGAGATTGGCATTGGCAAGACGACATGGATAATATCAACGAGGAGGATAAATAACATGAAGTTAATTACAAAAGAAATTCAAAAGAAATTAGACGGAAATCTCAAACTCGACGAGTTTGAAAGAAAACCTTATCTTAAATTATTTAATCCGTGTGGACAAGCAACATGGCTTATTTCCGAGTATAATAAGGAAACGGGCTTAATGTTCGGCTTGTGTGATTTAGGACAAGGATTTGTCGAATATGGATATGTTAGCATCTATGAAATAGAGGCTATTGAACTTCCGTTTGGCTTATCTATCGAGAGAGATAAATCTTTTAAACCAAAAACTACATTAAAAGGTTATTTAGACGAAATAAATGAAAAAACCGAAAACGGCTACTCGACTATTATGTTGGTAGCATAAAGGAGAAAATAAACATGATACAAGCACACGAAGTAAAAGAAAATGATATAATCGTTCAGGCTTTGCCTGATGAGGTTGTCGAGAAAGAAATAATCGAAGTTTCATCCATTTATGGAGATATAATGAACAAATTTCAACTTATAGAAGTAATTGTTCATCAACTGAGAGAACAACACGAGCAAGAATTAAGGGCTCAGGAGGCTCAGGAGTTTCTCGACATGGAACTTTATAAGCCCTATGAAGACGATGAATACGAAAAAATACAAAAAATGGGGTATTTTGACGGCGATGATTTTATCATCGGAGAGGAGGAGTAATATGAGCACTTGGAATATATGTTGGCTATTCATAGGCTTACAATTCGCAGGGCTATTCTTTGGAGTAGCGACGGACATGGTGCACGAGTTTAACACGACGGCATATCCTACATTAGTGCTCATGTTTTTATTAATAATGCTCACTAAGTATTTAGTATGAGCATTATTAAAAAACATGAACAACAAAATTTCAACCAATTTGGAGGACAAATAGCATGATTGTCGATAATAAATCAACTGAATTACAAAATCACGGAGGAACAGGCATGGAGAATAATATTCCGTCGGCTAATGAGATGTCGAACATGAAAGTAAAGTCGGAACTTCGCCCTATGATGAGAAAACTCGTCGATGTTTTACAAAAAGAGGGCTTAGCAAGTCGTAAAGATTGCTCAGATTACCGATACCAAATCAAAATGGGTAGCAAAAGTCAAATTATGGACTTAGCCAACAAGTTAAGTGAACTATATGGAGATGCATTGGAAAATTTGCAACCTAATCAACCTACACAAAAAGAGAATAGGGCTCAGATGCAAAAAGAGGGCTCAGGCATAAAATTTAAGCCTCAGGGAAATGAAAAATCCGAGGGAGACGACACTTCTTATGGAGGTAGAATAAATAATGTCGAGCAAAAAGTCGATGATTTAGCCGAGATGATAGCCAATGGCATCATGAACATTAAGCCTAACGAGGTTAAAGATAATAACGGAGACGAATTAAAACACTTCCAATTCGATACCATAAAACTTATGTTGGAGGAGAATAAACAAGTGCTCTTAGTCGGAGATGCAGGTAGTGGTAAGACATACTTGGGTAAGCAATTAGCATCGGCATTGAATTGTGAGAATTTCCACTCGTTATCGCTTACCTCAGGGATGAGTGAGAGCCACATCACAGGTAGGATGAACATCGAGGGAACTTTCCTCACTCCTGAATTTATGCATATCGTCGAAAATGGAGGTTTAATTCTACTCGACGAATTTGATAACGGAGATACTGATGTATTAGTCGGCTTAAATAGTTTATTAGCCAACGGCTTTATATCATGTCCGTTGAGAACTGGCAACGAAATGGCAATTAGACACGAGGATTGTTATATTGTATGTAGTGCTAATACATGGGGTAATGCCAACTCAGGAAATATGTATGTGAGAAAACAACTCGACGGAGCAACTCTCGATAGATTTGTGTGCTCAAAGGTAGAAGTCGGAAATGATAGACGAATTACACATCGAATAATGGGCTTATCAGGAGATAATTGCGAAGTTCAGGAGTATCCTGAATTAGAAATGCTATCGGCATTAGAGAGACAAAATGTAGATTTACATGTCGGTAAATTAATGGAGATTTTCGATACCATAAAACAATATACACTCAAACCTAACATGCAAATCAGACAAATGTGCTCGAATAGAGCCTATGAACAAGGTGCAAAATTAGTTAGACGAGGTATAACTCCTAACCAAGTGCTCAAACTATACCTACAAAATTGGACTGACGATGAATTAAAACGAATAGGTGTAGAGAGAGATAAAACAAACGAATTTTTCGGAGTAATATCGTATAATATTAATGAAAAAGAGTTCTTTAACGGAGTTAAAGACACACAAGGAGAGAACAATGAGTAGAGGTAGTAGAGACGGATTTAGCCCTCAGGTAAATGATATTAATCGCCCTTTGACGAGTAATCGCATAGTAAATGTATCACACAAGTTTCCAAACCTAAAAGATGTAGAAACTTCCTATGGGTATAAGCCTAAGGAGGTATATAACTTTACCTATGGAAGTTTGAACGAGTTTATCGACGAATTAGTGTTCGATAGTTATAACGGAGACTATGATTGGTTTAATACTACTGGTTATCATAGTAGAAAGGGTAAGTATAGCGATTTTGAGACTACTCTCGACATAAATAGTAGAAAAAAGATGCTCAAATGTATAAATCAGGGCTATACTTCTCCTAAACTTTGGGATGAATACATAACGAGGAAACAAGATATAATTGCATCTCCTGAATTTGTTAATAAATTGGGCTCAATAGGTATTGATTGTCGCCGTAAAAGACAACGAGATTTATCAGGCACTATCATAAACATTGACAAATACATGGGGGGAGAGGAGTGTATGGAGAGCATGAAAAGACAAAATAGCCAACGATGTATTAGGTTTTTTATCGATTATGCTCAGTCCTCAGGAGAGAACACAATGAGATTAACCAACAAAGTAATTATGGCAGTAGCAATATGTGAGAAAATTGAACAATTAGGGTTTGCTACCGAAATTTATTTCGGAGAAATTAGTCGCCCTACATTTAATAAGAGAACATGTTTTGAAAGCATGGGAAAGTTTAGTTGGGATAGCGACACTCATCCTATTACATGTTGGAAAATATTGGCTAAGCCCTCAGGAGTTAAAATCGACGAAACTTATCTATGCAACTATTCCTTGACTGGAATATTTAGAGATTTGTTTTTCGATTGGAGTAAAAATTGCTTAGCAACTACCGATAGTATCGGAACTCCTATGTATCACTTAATAAAACCAAGTGAAAATCAGGAGTTATACAAGCAGATTAGCGATAGCGATATATACATCGGACACGGAGCAACATTTCAAACTCTTATAACCAATGTAGTAGGTTATGTAAATGAGGAGGCAAGTGTATAAGATGAAGTCTACTTCATACTTATACAAGCCCTTAATTAACCATACCACAGGTAAATGTGTTCCACCATTTACCATGGGTATAGGTTATATTAAGGAATTGAGCACTTTGTTGAGCACTAATACTTATTCTTTCTTTGCTTCGCTTGTGAAAACAAGCAAAGCAAGAATAAGCATAGAGGCATGTGTGTTAAATAATTTGCTCAACCAAAAGGAGTTGAGGAAATTATCGCATGATGCTCGTGTTATATGCACGAGGCTTTTATATGAACTTGTAATAGCATACATGCCATCTAAGATGGCAAAGTATTGCTTATACAAGTCATATACTATTGAGCATCCCTTCGAGAGTTTATTTTTGGCTATTAGCCCAAAAATAAAACAAGAATATACAGACAAACGAAAATATATTATTATTATTATTTAATTATTTATGTTTT